AAAAACCTGCTTCCGGCTTATTGGAAATATCTTCGATTTTCTTAAAAATCATTTTAGCTTGACGAAAAGATTTTGACAAAATTCCAATCTCCACCCCTTGGTTCAAAACAGCATCTAAAGCGGCAAATATACCAGTAGTAAAAGACTTGGACATTCCCCGACTCCATACCCCTAAAAAATAATCTGTTTCAAACATTGACTTAATCGCCATGTGCTGAAATGGAAAAAGTTTAACGCCAAGGAGAAGATCCGTCGCAAAAGTAGTGTTGTTACGTAAAAATTCATACAAAGCTAATTTAGCTTCCCTCTCCTCGAGGAACCCCTCGAGTTTTAGAAGTTCTTGATTGTCTCTTAATTTTGGGCAACGCCTTTGTTGATGTCCATCTATCCAACTCATGACTGATCTAAAAAATATTGCATATCCGTACTCCAAATACTCTTACCTGCTATAAGTATGCGTGGAATAATCTTAGCAGCCCTCTCTCGGTTTCCCGTAAAAATAAATTGACATGCCCTCGGATAAGTGTGAGAAATATCTTTAATTTGCCTTAAGGTGTAATCTATATTAGCCTTTCTATTGAAAACTTTATTTTCTTTAATAATTTTTTCAACACTGGATTCTATAACCACAAATAAGTACGCGTCCATTTCTTGCGCTCTTTCTATTTCCCTTTTAAATCTATCGATGTTATGTTTCCCTACAGTTCCCTGCAGGTCATTCCCTGATTTACGATCTACGAAAGTGTAATCATAATGCTCCCCTAAAGCAGTATAATCCCCAATATCTAATTTGAGGGTTTCACTTTCACATTCTTTAAATTTTAATGGCTTTTGTTCCCGTGTATCTACCGCGATGGTCAAATCACTTGGCAAGCCCATGGTAAAGAAATCCTTAGGAATATTTTTATTATACAAGGGCTCACACCCTATTTTTTTACAAGCCGCATTATAGCTACCGAACAGTTTACGGTAAATGGCAACGGAGGGTAAAAAAGAGTTTTTTGTCTCCAAGTGAAATGGGCCATACTTTCTCTGTTTTTTTAAATGTCTTTTTTCCAGCAAAGAAAGGGCATATTCTTTGACTTCACCCGTAGGGCTCTCTTCACACCATTTTAGTAATTGTTGCTTGGTGGAGAAATCTCTTCCAAAATATTCTTCATATCTTTTAAAAGGTAAAGGGTCTCCTGTTAGCTTATTTATTCTTGGAAAATGCTTTGTATAATAAGAGGCAAGATTTAAATCATGCTGCTTTAGGTGTTTGTGCAAAGAGGCCCGGCTAGTAAATTCCTTTTTACATTCGGCACAAGGAAAAATTCTGGTACATATTCTTTCCATTAGATTGCGTCCTCTTTGCTAATCCCCAAAACACGAGCCTTCCAATCTGACATTTTTTCCACTTCATCTGCCTCTTTTCTTATAACTTGCTTTTGCATTTCAGCCATTTTAATCATCAGCTTTCTCTCCTCCTCGTCTTGAAAAAGCTGAACTAAAGAAATTATAGAGGCATTCCTTTGCTGTTGATTCGCAACGCGCTTTGCGCGCTCTCCATTAAGCTTGGCGAGCATCTTATCTATGCGATTAATGCATTGATTATATTCTTCTGCTTTTGTTTTTAGCATTTCGGTTAAACGCATCGTTAAGTCGTTTTGTCCTTCAGTATCGTCAAACATCAAGTTCAACTTTTGTTTTTGCTGCTCAATCTCTTTGAGGTTCACATAGTCCATGCAGACATTCACATATAAGTTTAATTCATCCGAAGTTAAATCTGGCTTATCCCATATGCTTCGAATATATTCTGCTTCAAAAAGTTCTCGGCTTTGTTTAGTAATGTAAGAATTAATGACCTGCAAAAACCGTGGCCCCTGCAAAAAAGTGATCAGCCTTTCAACGCATTTTTTATCTTGAAGATTAATACGGTTTACTTCAAACTCTTTGGCTGCGACCTTGTTTAATCTTTTTATAGCAGTTGATAAGATATGTGGAGGGGTATATTTTTCCCCGGCTGCATCATCCCTGAGATTAACTACTGAGGGAAATTCCCCGCTAATATATTCGCACAAAGCAATAAACTTATCACTTTGCGAGAAGCCTTTGTTTTGAGCGTGTTTAGGCCACAGAAGCTGCCCAACTTCAAGCTTGGTCATTTCAGGGCAATAATGTTGTTTTATAAAAGACTTATCTTCCTCTGTTAAAAAATGCTTAACTACTCTCTTTTTAACTTTCGTACGATAACTTAAACCTTTCTCTACCCAATATTTCCTCAACGCTCGACCGCGAATGGTACTGCCTTTTTCATTTTCATCATTGAAAAGTTTTTTAGTGGCGGCGCTCAAGTCCCCGTCGAGCTCTTCAAATAAATTAAGACTGTCCCCTTTTTCTTCTTTTGTTAATACGTATTCCTTCATTCGAAAAATATATCGGTTTCCTCGCAAATCTTTTTGGCAACTTTTTTATATAGGTTTTTTAAATTTTTAATTTGCTTGTATCCCGCTTTGCGGCCCTTCTCATTGCTTTTATAACCTAAAACTTTTGCTACTGTTTCTTCATCCACATGGTCTATGAAAAGCATTTTATATATCACATAATGGCGATCATTCAAATATCGCCTCATTGACAGATGTAAAGAAATGACAGCCCCACCAATGCTATAATGATCCTCAGGAACCGTGTAACGATCGAAAGGATTAGTTTCTAGGGAGACGGGGATTTTAATATCATAAGCTGGCTTGCGTGTCTTATACCACTTAGCGTAATCCGGGCACTCGTCTGACTGTAAACCACTTGCGGTTAAAGAGCACAAATTAGAAATCTGGCCATGCCCTTGTTCTTTAGATTGATTGTATTTACAGCTGATACAGGGGCGCGCAAAATTAGAATAGTTATTGCGCAGGATATTTTTAAGTTGATTCGAAATTATCTTATTTACCCACGGTTCAATGGGTCTCAGTTGATCCCACTGATCCCATTTCTTGTAAATGTGAGCCCTGATAATCTGAGAGACGTCGTCGAAGTCTAACCACGCTAAGGCATGCAAATGCCACTTGTAGTACCTTTTCCTTATCTCATTATCTATCGTCTCAAATTTATCTTCGTAGGTATATTTTTTACTCTTCTGCACCACTGCCAATGTCTTTAAAGTCCCCTCTCGAACTGCGACATTTGGCTTGAGAAATCTTCAGATACTCTTCTTTTGACATCTTTGGATGATCGCCTTTTATAGTTTTTCGCTCCCTTAATTCGTTAGGATTTAAAGGGTTGTTTACTAAAGATTCAAAACTTTGTTTAGAGCTTGCGGGTATTTCTAGGTCATACTCTAATTTTGAAAGCGCAGGGATTCCTTCGGATGTTAATCGGATTGCCGTGTTTGCAGTAGAATAGCTACCCTGTGCAGCAGTGCTCGAATCACTCGTCAGACCAAACGCTGAAAAAGTTTCACCACAGCCTTGGCAGAAGTTGGGCTTCTTTAAACTGTAGTTGTTCTTAGCTCCACATTGAGGACAAAATATACTAGCCATTTTCTATAATTTATTTTACACGGTTATTTTCCAGTTTATTTACGATAAATTTTAAAATTTCACTTCTCAAAATATCCTCTTCCGTAAACCGAAAAGTATGTATACCTTTATCTTTACACTCATTATCGTCGAAAATCTCCATTATGGGAGCGAAACCTGTTTTCCCGTTGATATCGGATTGCATAGGGTCCCCGCATATAAAATACTTAGAATTAGTACCTATGCGCGTTATTAGCGTCACCAACTCCTTTCTTGTAAAGTTTTGAGATTCATCTGCAATAATAAGCTTATTGTCCCAACTTGCACCACGCAGATAGTTGATTGGGGCACATTGGACGATTTTTTCATCCATTAACATTTTGATTTGATCGCTAGATAAAAGTTCAGATAATTTGTCTTGCAGGGGCATCATAAATGGATGGAATTTCTCATCTACATCTCCCGGTAAACTCCCCAAATTGCGGTCTGCACTTTCAGCGATAGTACGAACATAAAACAAATCTTGATTCATATTCATATTAAATAGCTGAAGGGCGGCATAAATAGAAATAAAGGTTTTCGAGGAACCGGCTGGCCCTGAAACAAAAACCATTTTAGTGTTTTTGTCAAATGCTATTTTTAGAAACTGATGTTGTTTGGGGGTTAATTCA